CATCAGTTCGATCATATAAAACTCCTAACGTTAGCGTGCCATTGTCTGGCAAGCCTAATTTTCTCTCTACTGCTGCGCTTGCCAATGTGGTTATTTCGCGCTCCGGTTTTGTTGATGTGACGCTGAATGATTGAACGCCGCCGATTACTTGCGCTGCTGGAACTGCATCTTCAAAAGTGAATGTGGTTCCTTGCGCGTCTATTGCTTGTGCCATTATTTTTGCCTCAGTTAAAAAATTGTGTAATCTATCGCGTACCTATAAAGTCCGCGTTCTTCTTCGGATAAATCAATCATTGATCCCCTCACAGCAAAGCCATTTAGCCGCGCAGTAATTAATGATATTAATGTGGTGCAATCCGTTTTGCTTTCTGTCCATATGTTGACCGTTATATTCTCACGGCTGCGTAATAAATCATTTGTTAGTGTAACGCTTGGCGTGTCGCTCTCATAATTGCAAGTTATTGCAGGAAGGATCGCATTTTCAGGCAACCATGAAGTCCATATTCTATCCGCAATAATAGCAACTATCGCAGCATCAGATTCAAGCCGGTTTAATAAGTCAATATCTTTCATTTCATCGCCATGTCTAAATCTTTTTTAAATTTAATCCTAAATTGTCTTAATACAGTGCGGGTTGTTTTCTTCCATGCTCTCCTAATAAAAGGATTAGGTTTTGCTCCAGGATGTAATTTCCCAGTACCTTTGCTTAATACATTTTTACTTGTGCTATGTGGTTTTGTACCAAATTCAACCCATTTTGCATAGAATGACCTTTTACCGCGTGGCCCTATTTCAATTGATGCCGCATGACCATATTTTTCAGGGATAAATTTTCTTTTAATTGTTCTAATCAAGCCGCCTGGATGTTTACTTCTTCGGCTTTTGCTTCCCGCTGCCCCTCGTTTTGTATCTTGTGGCGCGAGTGCTTTCATTGTGGTTAGTGTTGGCAATGTTGCAGACATCATAGATTTTCTTAAAGTTTTAAGCGCCACCGTACCTTCCATTTTAACTAGCTTTGCCTCAAGTTCTTTCAGTCCTTTAATTTCAACTGCCATAATCGACACACAAAAGTTTTAATTCTTTGCCTCTGCCTGTTGGATCAATAATAGCTTGAATTTCTAGCGTTCGCGCACCGAACTTAACCCTCATTTCGGTTTTTAAATCTGTTCTATTTCTAATTGAAATAGCCGCCGTGTAGGTTGTCGCTGTATGTTCATTTGCCCATCGTTCACGACCTGTCACGATTTGAGAGTTCCCCCAGATTTCAGTAACTAGACTCCAAGTATCAACAGGCGCACCGCTCGAATCCCTGCCGGTTTGCCTCTCTTCAATTATGACCCGGTGACGCAATAAGCCTGATCTCATAATGTCATCACTTTATAATTATTTAACAGCGCACGAACTGCGCCAGTATCATTGATTGCAACACCAATAACAGATGCTTCCCGAACTTCAAACATATCACCGATTAACAAAAACATAGCTTGTTTAATAGCTTGTGGAACATCAGATGGTTCACCATATCCACAAATAAACTCAATTTCTACTGAATCAATATCCACGCGGATTGTGGGCCATGTTGCGTCGTATGTTGCACAAATTGCGCCGACTGGCTTGTGAATATCAGCGGTGTATTCTGATGGTGCTAATGTTTGCTGAATCCCGGCAATATCAAGATATTTAACTGAATTAATAGACTGCAAATTAACTGATAATTCAGTTCCAGAAATTAAATAATTAAAAAATGATGTGTGCGTTTGTGTGACTAGCGGCCTTTTTGTAAATATCTCAACTTGTGTTCTAGCTGCAACAATTAACGCACTGATTAAACTATCTTCATCAGTGCTATCAATTCTTAAATGCGCTTTAACTTCGCTCAATGAAACAGGTTCAAGCGTTGGCTCAATAGTTATCATGTGGCCCCCTGTTGCCTAACAACTAAATCATCATGTGATTCATCATTGATTCCTGATGTACTATTAACCATTTCAGTGATGACAAAGTATCGCCCCACCGTTAATGCTGTCATTTCAGCGGGTGTGATTCTAATGACAAAACGGGTATCAGTATCAGCTAATTCAGTTATTGATTTATCAATTAATGCTGTCCCGGTTAAACCATCAGCAACTAACTTAACGACCAATCTACAAGTCCAGTTTGTGGCTAAATTTTCATCAACACCATCAATCCTTAACCCCCGTTTATATGCTAACGATTCACCCTGGTATTTTTCAAAACGTGCCATTAACTTTCCTCAATTAGATGCGTCACAACTTCTACCATCTGTTCACTCACAATAGATATTTTTCGGTTTTTTTCAATGACATCTTTATTCATCAACTCGACAACAATATTTTGATTTATTAAATCAGTCACAAAATTACCTTCAACAATTCTTAACTGACTTCCTATTGAATTTAAATTCAACCATGCCGTCGATCCTGCCGGGGCTGTTGAACTTGCTGTTAATAATTCCCACGCGGTCATTGTGTATAGCTCCACACTGAAGCTGGAACCGTCTCAATCGCTTTTCGATCAGTAAAATCATAAACAACCGCCGTACCTGTTGAATTGTCGATAATATCAGCGGTTTTATGAACGTATATATCACCACCAGTCACCGTGCCATCAATAGTAATAACGCCGCCATCCATGCCTAAATAGATATCGCCTGTCCCGTCTGAATTTATTATTTTGAAATTGCCTGATAAATGCTGTGCAGTTAATGAGCCTGTGCCGCCCATATCAATTATGGGATCAGTATCAATTGATGTTGGGTTAGCATAACATTCAAAAATAGCACACCGAGAACCCGCCGCAATTGCGATGCCCTCAGATATTGCACATTGAAACAAGAAACCATAGGTGTACGTTAAATTGCCCACCTGACATTCTTTTAATGTGTTGTTACCGTCCAGCGTGCCAGTAACAGTCAAGTTTTTAAACTCGCAATTCGTCACATTAGCACCGGCATTCAACGTGACGATATTTGTATTAGCATTATCACCATAAAACATATAGCCATCAGAGAAATCATTAATTGTTAATGTCGCCGAACTCATTAACTGAAAGCGTTTTATGCTGTTATTTTCTGCAATTGTTATAGCATCAGCAAAATTATTGCAAGGGATTGCACGAGTGCCAACGGGTGTGGCTGTTCCCGCTTGTGCGAATCCTGATATATTTTGAATATCAACACACACTTGACCCTGATATGATGCCGCCAGCAATACATCCAGATCAACTAGCCCGGCGCTATTTGCTGAACGAATTGATACCTGATTCACATTAGTTCGATCACCAACATTCGAATTGGCAGCCTCTAAATTCACGGCATATTGCCCATCCTCAAAAGTAACTGTATAAGGTGCAAGGATTTCAACAACACGCGCCAGAGTTACACCACCCACTGTGACAGTGGTGTTATGATTATGCGTTTTCTGGTAGGCCATGCCGATTGCATCATCTTCAAGGTTTTTAAGCTGTAATCTGAATTGATCCAAATTCAATGAATAAATTGTGGTCGGGCTACTTTGAATTAATGTCATCGCTGATTTCGGAACAATAATGGTGCTGGTTCCCCAGGTCACATCTATATCAGTTATTGGCATTTTTTTGTAGCCCCTTGCACCTGCCCATATTGCAGCACATTCAATCTCTGTTTTAAAATAGTAATATCTTGATTTAACATGGCAACACTATTTTGTAAACCTGTCGAAATTTTCAATTGATCGTCTAATTGTTTTCGGGTTTTTTCCAGTTCATTAATAACCCCGCGCACGTTTTTTTCCCACCAATATTCAGAATTTTTATCATTCATCATCAACCATCACCGCCGTTGAATTATAGCCATTTGAACTTGATATGCTACCCGCTAAAATGCCTTGTTTATAATAAGGGCTTGATGTGCTTTTTCGTGTCCATCCGATAATAGGCTGATCTGCTCCGAATACACGGGTAGTTGTAATCAATCCGCTAACATCTGTTAAACCCTCCAGCGCCACAAAAGTTCCAGTAATTGTGCCGGAATAGCTGGTGCTTCCTGCATTTGTTGTCGTGTAATCATATGCATTCACTGTCACATTTGATATTATCTGTGTCGCGTTATCTTCGGTTTTATCAGTGATACCTCTGAATGTTATTTTATCATTATTCACCATGCCATGTGCTGTATGCGATACTGTCGCAGTTGTACCAGAGCGTGTTATTGTGACTGAATCAGAGAATGGAAGTGGCCCCGCCGATGCTTTTAAATGAACACGCGCATTTTCAATAGCTGCCCCTGTAGAATCAACCGCTTTAACGGTGACATCTACCGCACCTGCAATAATAGTAGTTGATGCGCTTGTGCCATTTCTATACGTGACTGAACCAGAACCGCCAGAAATTGTAACTGTTGCCAATCCACCGGAATTATTATAAATGACAGAATCTGTGTTTTCATCTTGTACCGCTGAAAATCCAGTAAAAATAAAATCCGTTAAAGTATAAGAACCGGGGCTGGTTATATAAATTGCATGGCCTGTGCCATCACTGTTAAATGTTAGCCCTGACACCGCTGAAATATCAGTATTTGCATCAATAATAAACCCACCATTAGCATCTATCGTTGAATCAATAGTGTTATCTGTGAATGCTGTTTTTCCGCTGTTTATTTGTGAACAGCCTAAAAAAGTATTATTTGAAATATCATGGCCTGGCGCGTTCGTTGCATCTGCTGAAAATGCTAGCCCTTGATCAAAATTCTGAATTAAACAACCTGTTATATCTAACGACTCAACATTTACATCAGTTGCCGTAATAAAAGCACCTGAACCCGCCGGGCTGAATAACACTGAATTTGTAAAAGTGAAAGCTTGTGTGCCTGTTGCATTCCCTTGGATAATAATTCCCAGCTTATCAACACCAATACCACTAAAATTTTCTAACTTAAAAGTCTGATCGACAATTGAAAGTGTGTCTGATCCTGTGCCAGCATCGCCTAATATTATTTTAATTTGAACACCATAAACGCCAGCACCTAAAGACCTGCACCCGCCATAAGATCCGCCCGATGTGGTCGCCTGATCCAATACCGCTAAATCATCTAAAAACCCAGCCGCGCTATCAGTGCCGGCAATTGTCAACCCACCATTTCCATATAATATTTTATCAACAAAACAGTTTTCAACACCACCAACACTTTTAACTGTCGTAATGTAATTAACGCCAAACTCGGTCACAGCGGTATTATCAAAACTCCCGAAAGTGCCTTGTAATGCTTTCCCCGTTGGTAAATTTCCAGAGTCAATTAGTAAACATTGATAATTTACTGATGAACCAGCAGAATGCCTGAAAACTGCAATATCAGCGCCGCCGACTTGGTATGCATTCGTATTGGTTCCATCGCCCAAAACTGCCGACACGCCATAATTAACAGCAGTTTCCATTATACCATGTGCAAATGAACACGCATAAAAAAGAACACCTGACGATAAATCCGTTGAACTATGCGTGTGTAATAACTCGGCCTCAGTATTAGAAACTTGGATGCCGTTATGTGCTGATGATTCTTTAGGTGATGGCTCAACAGTAAATGATGTCACAGGCTCACCGCCAACAGGTGAATCCCATCCTGTAGTGCTATCAGCAGAATCTATTTCAACTCGATTATCAGTAACAGTTATTGCCATGAATCATCCTGCTTTTTGAATCTATCGTATAAAATAATACTTGCTGCCTGGTGGGGCCATAACATCCCCTTATTCAACT